ATGATCAGCAAACTCTACACCGTCGAATTGAACTTCCCCATGGAGGTTGCCGACCGACTTGCAGCCTCCCACAAACTCGGCATCGAAGCAGCCACCACACAAGCCATCAAGTTCTGGTTGCAGTTGGGCGACGACACATGGAACACCATTGCAACCCAAGCAAACATTGAAGGCATGACACGGGCGGAGTTTGTACGCAGAGCCGTTGCCAAACTAATGCAACCCGAAGCCCCCGCCTACATAAACCTCAAGTCAGACCTACCCCTTGCAGAACGACGCAAGGCACGAGATGAGGACATCGGATACCGCGCACTTCGGGGAGCACCCCGCAAGGAACTTGCAACCCAATACGGCTTATCAGAAATACGCATACACCAGATCGTATCTGCTGCAAAAAAGAAATTAAACGCTGAAAAACAGGCGAAAGATTGGACTCCAGACCCATACGAAAACGCTTGACAAAAACCTATAATTCTGGTATAATTGATTTATCAAGTCGAGTAACGCCTCGGCTTGTTTAGTTCTTTAAAAATATATAGATAGGTTTTTGTGTATCTTATAAAGTTATAACCTTATAACTTTCGCCTAGTCCACATAAGGTACACAAAAAATGCAAGCCGTCGCTGTAAATACAGAAGCTCGATAGATTAGTGTCCAGTTCATACCAGAGTTGGTCGTATCCCGATGCCTCAATAGCCACCGCACCTCTTATGCGTGTTTCATATCCCATTCACTTGGGTTTCCCTGATTCCGAGAGTTTACTGTAAGTCCCCAAGGGCAGGTAGTGCCATGCCAGTTAGCTATTGTTGAGTAAAGATACCAAACCGCCAAAGATGTAAGTTACTTTTCTTCCTCGTTTGAATAGACGTTGGGTTAAAGCCCCAGTATGTTGTGGTGTAGTTTCAATAGGCTAGTGTCAACGAAACGATAGCAACATGCAGCACTAACGCACACTACTTAAATGGGTGCAGTAATTGTATGCCAATCATACAAACTGCTCAGTGGAGTTTATGTAGCACCTCGGGTCGCTACCGCTAAGACAACCATGGGAACTGGAACTGACAAGGGTCAGGCTATGCCAGAACGACAAACCCTATCGTAGTAAAAAGCCAAATCAAATAACGCACTACTCACGGCTTATGCCGTGTCAACAAGTTGTATTCAACTGGGAGGGGATACTGTCCCCTCTTGGGTGTGTACCACACCGAACCTATAACCTTATAACTTTTGGAGAATGATATGAACCGTAATGTCAATGCTCGGGATGCCAAGCGCATCATTCACGAAGCCCACGGGGTTTTCAAACACATCAAGGCAGTTGACTTGCCTGCCGTAGCCAAGGGCTACGCTCATCTGTACCACATACCTCAGAAAGCCATGCTCAAGGCAATGGCTAGGTATATCCGCATCAACCACGCAAAGTAAAGGAAACATCATGGGACTTGAAACCGTTGTACTTAAACGCATCGAAGAAGTTAACCCCGCCATTGCCGACAATGCGTACTTCGCATACGGCACACTGTTCATCAGGAACGCTGACCAATTCAAAGCACTTGATGTTTACCGCATGATGCAGGCACTTAAGACTGTCGTGTTGTGCGAACTACAACTAAGCGAAGCTAATAACGAATTCGCTATTGACTTTATCTAAACACCTAACCCTAACTGGAGAATGATATGAAAGTGTCCGAACTAATCGCAGAACTGGAGTGCTACGACGGTGATGCCGAAGTACACATGGCGTATGGGGCAGGCGACTACTGGCGTACAACGCTAGCCCCAAGGGTAAGCCGAACCTTCCAAGGTACGGTGCAGAAGTCTGAGTATCACCAGACCGACCGCTTGTATGAGCGTGACCTCGACGAGCCTGAGGATGAGGAAGACGAACCAGTTCGTCGTGTTGTGGTGATTGAGTAACTTATAACCTTATAACTTTTGGAGAGTCAAATGAAAGTCCGCAAGAACAAACACAAGATACTTGACCGCATGGCTAACCCATCGTGGAAAGAAGACTTGAACAAGATGTGGTTTATCCGTGGCACAACGCCATGCAAATCGTATAGCCCATGGTGTCCTGACTGTAACGCAAGGTTGTTCTACAAGCAGTTGCAACGCTTCCCCTACTCATACGACGAATGGTATGGGTTCGAGCAACATCAAATAGCACACGAGGCAGTAGCGCAAAAACTGGAGGCAAGCGATGCCGCTAAATTTCGGGAACTATCCAACCAACTGGAGGACTTTAAATGATTGAACCCAGCTACACAGAGACACGGCACTACATCCTACTCAAGAACCTACTCATTGCTATTGCCAATGATCGTGAGGCAGTACGCATTATGGCTACCAAGAAAGAAATGGTAGAAGCCGTAGCAGCAATGAAACATTTGTGGGAGTAAGTAACTTATAACCTTATAACTTTTGGAGAACGATATGAAATGTACTGAGTTAGATATTGCGGGAAAAACTGTGGAGAGTATCAGCTATCCCGACCCGTGGAGTGAGGGCTTAACCATTGTGTTTACTGATGGTAGCAAGTTGAATGTGTACGAACGCATGCAAGCGGGAGAGATCATTGCCACATACGACGAGGAAATTATTGTTCATGAAAGGGACTTCGAGTATGACCCGACTGCTTCAAGATGAGATGGAAGGGTACGAATGTCAACGGCTTAGCCGTTGGTTCGCAAGCCGTATAGATGCCAAACAAATTGTAAGGAAACACCATGAGCGAAAACTTATACCTACCAATCTGCACTTGTTGTTATGCGACACGGGTCGAACCCCAACGCAAACACATGAAACGACCCACTTGCATGGCATGTGGTGAAAGCGAAGCACGCAAAGTAAACCATTGCATCGTGCCTATGAACAAGTCCAACTGTATTGTGGTAACTGACCTATCAATACTACGCCAGTTGAACCCCAAGCTAACAACAAACTTATAACCTTATAACTTCTGGAGAAACACAATGAGCATGTACTCAAAACTTTCAATGCACTTATCACGTCACATGTATAAGCGTGGCAAGAACAAAGGCGACGCCCCTGCCAATGCGCACCGACGTGCGATGGACCACTATCGTGTGGTCAAGGGTAACGACGACACATACCGCATCCGCATGCATAGCACCGACATCATTACCGCTTACCCCAATGGCGATGTGAAGATCGACACTAGAGGATGGCACACACATAACACCACGATCATCCGCCTCAACGAGTCGTTTGGTTTCTTCGAGGGTGTAGGCGTGGGCATGAGTAAGCGTAGCATCTTGAGCTACTCACAACCTGTGCTTCGTGTCGGCACTAAACTTTATTATTACTATGACGGCATCACACTCAATGCCCAAGGCGAAGTCATCACGCCACTTCAAGCGTTTGAGCAGAAGCGAGTAGATAGAGCAGCGACCAAAGAACTAACCAATGAACTGCAAGAGTCAGGGTTCACCGATGCATTCAAGTTACTGTATGCCGTAGCTACACCCGAGGATATAGAACGTGATAACTACGGTATGTTTGGTGTACGACTACCCGATGCACTCACCGATAACGCACGAGCCGATCAATGGAAAGTAATTATTGCTCGCAGTAAATTCGAACGTCAGTACGCATACCCGCAGTATGAGTACGTAGAGAAATCAAATGCAACGGCATGTTGGGCAACCATCATGGCTCAATGCAAAAAGAACATGTACATTGTGTCTCGCTCTGAGACCTTTGTCTTGTAAACGTGGCGTAAGCCAACTTAAGTAAACTTATAACCTTATAACTTTCAATCCAAGGAAATCAAAATGAACCTGTCTCTAAATCTCAAACAAGCCACTACGCTTATCCGTAATGTGGGTACAACAAACACAGTCCTACTGCGTGGTCAACCGGGTGTGGGCAAGTCGTCCATCCTAGCGACACTAGGTAGAGAGCTACCTGACTATCAGATGTGCTACATCGACTGTGCAAACCTAGACCTCGGTGACTTGGCTATGCCTGTCATTGACCGAGAGAACATGACCACATCGTATGCACCCAATGTGCGTTTCGGTATCGGTCGAAATCAAACCCGCCCTGTTGCGCTAATGCTCGACGAGTTGGGTAAGTCACTGCGACCAGTGATGAACATGTTGTTGCCGACTATCCTCGAGCATCGTGTAGGTGATGTACTTCTACCTACTGGGTCAATCGTATTCGCAACAACCAACCTAGATACAGATGGCGTGGGTGACAACATCCCTGCCCATGCCTACAACCGCATGACTGTGGTAAACCTAGCCAACCCAACTGTAGAGCAATGGCTTGAGTGGGCGGCAGATAACAACATAGCCCCCGAGGTCATGGCATTTGCCAAGCAGTACCCACAGATATTCGACTGCTACACCGACCTCGACCCCAAGGCTAAGAACCCCTACATCTTCAACCCATTGACGGGCAACACCAAGGCATACTGCTCGCCTCGTTCGCTTGAGAAAGCATCTAACATTATCAAGATGCGTCATGTGTTGGGTGATGCCTTGTTGCCTGCACTGGCGGGTACTGTGGGTGAAGCAGCAGCTAGGGATATGGATGCACTCATTCACTTGGCAGATCAGTTGCCTTTGTACGAGAACATTGTGAAAGACCCATACAAAGCCAAGGTTCCAAGCAGTGCGGGTGCGTTGTTCATTCTCGCATTCATGTTGGCAGGGCGTGTCGATGCTAAGACTATCGACGCAGTGATGGACTACTCTGACCGCATGGCTAACGAATCGTTCGAGGCACATGCACTCTTTATCACATCGCTTGCATCCAACAAAGCCAAGGTAGGCATGGCATGTGGTAGCCGTAAGTTCACGACCCAAGCAGCCAAGCTTGGTAAGTTCTTCTAAACTTATAAGGTTATAACTTTATGTTTACACCTTGGGAACGCTTCGAGCGTTTGATCTTAGCCCTAGCCGTTATCGTGCTAGTCCTCGACTTATTCTATTGGAGACCGTAATGCTTATCGTAGAACGAACATCTAATGGGCAGAGCATTGTCGTTATCAAGAAAGATTGGCATCCCAATCGTATCGGCAAGGCATACCAACGCCCACTACAAAACAACATGCAGTCCCATGACGCATGGAGATTACAAACAGGACTTCTAAACAAACTAAGGAAACAACCATGAAACAAAACATGTACGAACTTGCAAGACAATTGAAATCCCCCGGTGTGCTCACCACGGCAAGCTTTAACCCAAATCGTTTAACCAAGACGCTACGTAACATGGTGCGCAAAAGCATTGCGTCAGGCAGGCACGGCGGTGGGTGGTATAGCCAGACTAAAGAGGTGCGCAGTCTCATCTTTAAGATAGCGGGTGAAGAACCTGTGATTTACGCTGAGCCTGCGCATGGACACTACCTATCTTTTCGGTCACCACGAAGTATTGACCCCGAGCTACGCCTTGAGATTATTGGACTGCTTGAGGCAGATTGCTCGCTCTCTAAGATGAACTACGAGGATGAGAAAAAGAACTACTACAAAACTACTTACGCTGAGTTTGTAAAAAACATGGACGATAGGTTTGATACAAACATTCAACGCCTTGACGAGATGAGCGAAAACCCGCACTACTCAATGGTCGTCCGCAATAAAGCACTACGAGATCAGTTAGTCACTGCTTTCCTTACACAACGAACACCCGAAGAGGTGGCATTAGCTGAGCGCATAGCAACGCTACTAGATAGGGATGAAGAGTTCCCTATCCCGACACATCATAACTTTTGAAAACTTATAACCTTATAACTTTTGGAGAAATCAAATGAACGTACAAGATCGAATCAAGAAAGCGCACATCGCTATCATGCAACACAAAAAGTTCTGTGTGTATAGCGGTATCCTTGCGTGTGGCAAGGTGCATGTCAATAACGATGTACCTACTGCAGCTACCAATGGTTGGGATGTAGTCTACAACCCTGCCTTCATCGAAGAACACATGAAGACTGACCCCGAGTTGCGCTTCCTCATCTTGCATGAGGGTCAGCACAAGGCGTATCGTCACTTGCAAGTATGGACTGCATTGCATGACGAGGATGCTCAGTTGGCTAACATCGCAGCCGACCACTTCGTTAACTTATCCTTAGTGGATATGGATGCAGACGAAGGGTTCATCAAGATGCCTGAGTTGGGTGTGCAACCTGATGCCAAGTATCGTGGGTGGTCAGTCAAGCAAATCTTCGAAGACCTCAAGCAAGAGGAAGAAGAAGGCGGGGGTGGTGGCGGTGGCGAGGGTGGGCAAGGGTTCGATGAGCATGATTGGGAGAACGCAACAAGCGGTGACCCTGCTAAGGATGCCGAGCGTGGCAATGAGATTCAACGAGCCATTCGTCAGGGTGAGATCGTGCGTCGCAAGATGCAAGGCAAAGGTGCAGGCGATGCGGATGGTGCGTTCGGTGAGTTGTTGCAACCCAAGATTGATTGGAAGAAAGTCTTGCGTGACTTCGTTACCGAGACATGCGCAGGTCGTGACGAGTCATCATGGCGTAAACCTAATCGTAGATTCTTGAGCTACGACGTTTACATGCCCTCTATGGTAGGGACTACTATGACTGAGCTTGTCATCGGGTTCGACACGTCGGGTTCATGTTTCGGTGGTGAAGAAATGACGGCGTTCGTTTCCAACATCAAGACCATCATCGAGGATGTCAAACCAACCAAGACACACGTTATCTATTGGGACACTCAGGTAGCGGGACATCAGACATTCGAGGAAGGTCAGTTCGCCGTAGCCAATATGCAACCCAAGGGCGGTGGTGGTACAGATGGTTCTGTGTTGTTCGATTACTTGCGTGAGCAGCGTATCAATCCTGACGCCATCGTGCAGTTTACCGATGGCTATGTAGGCGATTGGGGTAACACCAATGTACCTACCTTGTGGGCTATCACAACCGATGTGGTTGCACCATTCGGTACAACGGTTCGTGTCGAAGTTTAAAACTTATAACCTTATAACTTTTGGAGAAAACCATGGGATATAGATCAGATGTGCAGGCACTCATTTACCCGCAAAGCGGTGACCAAAACTTGTTGGAGTACGACAAACTCAAAACGCTAATGAACACCACGTTTAAAGATGTGTTCGAGGCGTGGGGCGACGACTACTTCACATGGGATGACAAACATCGTGTGCTTAAGTTTGCTGCTAACTCCGTGAAGTGGTACGAATCGTATCCCGACGTGGATTTATTTGGGAAGTTTTTAAAAGAGGTACATGACCTTGAGTACGAGTTTGAGTTCATTCGTATCGGTGAAAACGACGACGATGTTGAATCCAATATGACAGGCGATGCCGAGAATTTTATGTATGTAGAACGAACCATACAGGTGAACTTATGAAATTTAAGATGACCATCAATGGGCATAGCGTTTTGGTAGATGCAAGGCAACTTGAAATCCTTACTGACACGTTGTCGTTTGCCGAACACCTAACTGAAACTCATGTGGGTGCTAACCAAGGCTCGCAAGGGTATCAGAGCGCATTTGTTCCTGTAATTAAACCAGTCGTAACACACGAGATATTCACTGTAGCACCAGTGAACCAAGACTACATCGACACAATCAAACTGTCGATGAAGCTAGATAACAAACTTATAACCTTATAACTTTTGGAGAAACCATGAACTACTACACAATTGAAACAGAGAAGCCTATTGCAGGCGTAGCTAGGTCTGCCATGATGGTGGACTTAAACATTGCAGTCTACTCGGGTCGCAAGCAAGACAAGAGTACGCAAGCCGAGGTCACCAATGCCAAGGGGTCAGGCTCTAAGAAAGCAGCGTCGGTGTACAAGAACTTGTTTGCTGAGTGCAAAGAGTTGGAAGCTATCACCAAGTTCCAAGCTCGTGCCCGAGCCGAACACTATCGCTTGACTCTCCCATGGAACGACCAAGGTGCAAGACTGTTGCCCACTGCAGCATTGCTTGAGTATCAGAAGACTATGGGTAGACACAACACCGAGTTCCATCGCTTGGTTGATGCGTTCTTGGACAAGTACGAGACACTCGTAGCAGGGGCAGCGTTCCAACTTGGCACATTGTTTGACCGTGGCGAGTACCCAAGCAGAGGCAAGGTGGCTCAGCGTTTCCGTATGGAGGCATCGTTCACTCCCTTGCCTACTGGCGGTGACTTCCGACTTGATGTGGAGAGCGAGGTACAACGCAACCTGATCGCCCAATACGAGGAGAAGCTTGATGCCAAGTTGAAGGCAGCAAACCAAGACTCATGGACTCGTTTGTATAACGCTATCAGTAAGTTGAGTGACCGCTTGACTGTCGATGTGGATGGCAAGAAGCGTACGTTTCACGACACAACGGTGACCAATGCCGTTGACTTGTGTGAGTTGTTGCAGGTCATGAATATTACTAACGACCCTGCGTTGACGAAAGCTTCACGTAAGCTTGAAGAGGTATTGTCTGGCATAACACCTAAGGAATTGCGTGAAGAAGATAGCACTCGTGCTTTAACCAAGATCAAGGTGGATGAAATCCTTGGTGCATTTGATTGGGGGATAAATGATGGGGAAAGTGAAGGCGATGGTAACTGAGATTATGGAAGTAGCAGACAGACATGGGCGAGCGAAATCTGACGCCCTTCGAATGCTAGAACATAAACTTGGATACCACAAAGACAATCCTATGTACGAATGCAGATACGAAGAACGTGGACTTGACTACACCCTTAAGCGGTGGCGTGATGGACACGAGGAAGCGTCTCGTGGTCTAGTGACAGACTTACCTGATTGGCTAGAGAGAATCAGGGCAGTCGCAACGGTAGGTGGGCATCTCAAGAAAGTGAACGTGCCCCCGCCTGACAACATCGTATGGTTCACTATCGACGATGACGGAAATTTACTTAACTTTATGGAGCTTCGATGAACTATGACAACTTGACCGATGAGGAACTAATCCGAGTTGCCGATGGGCACTCGGGGTTAATCAAAGTCTTATCTGAAAGGTTGGAGATGCGCTTGCGTGACATGGAGGATTTATCACGCACGATGCCTGACCCTAAACAACTTAACTTATTTGAGGATGACAATGCCTGATCTACACACAGAAATGCAAAAGATATTGCAAGCTTGGGAACAACCAGAAACAACTGAACAACCTAAGGAAACAACCGTGTTCAAACCTACAAACAACGTAACGCTATCGACCTTTAACTTTGTGCGAGACAACTCCGGTTGCGCTCGTAATGATGCAATCCGAGTTCTTGTACAGCAGGGGCATAAGAAATCATCTGTGTCATCCCTGATTGGGCAAATGCTACGCCAAGGGCATATTTATAAAGATAGCGATGGTTTGCTACGCCCTAATGGGAAAGCGTACACACCCATCAAGTCTGCCAAGACAATGGCTAAGCGAGAAGCTAAGGTAAAGAAAGTCAAAAGTTATAAGGTTATAACTTCTAAGACAACTGAGCCTAGCACAGAGGCACTAACGGCTGCTGCAACGGCAATGGGGGGCATAAACATGTTGGTTGACCACGACCACACCCCTATTCGTACAAGCATCGACATCATCATGGATACAGTTAGCCTTAACGATGCGCATGAGTTGTATCGTCGTTTGCACCTGTACTTCGGTGGCTTGGGTAAATGAAATCAAAAGCCATACTGGAGTTTGACTACCCCGACGATGAGGATGCGTTACTGTTCGCATTGAAGGGGCAAGCTATGTATAAGGCGTTGGCAAGTATCAAGATGGTTATGTCCGCACCTTATACAAAAGCTGAGATGGTCAGCCAAATCAAAACCGTACTCAACGACATCTTTGAGGAATTAGGAGAATAACCAAATGCCAATTAAGGACCCAGTTGCCCGAGCCGCTTGGCACAAGGCGTACCGAGAAGCTAACTTAGAACGCATTAAAGCAGTAAATAAAGCGTATAGGGAAAGTCTTGGAGACACACTTAAGGCTAAAAAACGAGCGTACCGAGAGGCTAACAAAGAAGTCATAAACGCCAAAGGACGGGAGTATTGGTGGGAAAACCGTGAAGCCAAGGTAGCCAAACACGCTGAGTGGCGTGCAAATAACAAAGAGTTACTAAAAGAAATAAACAGGAGGTACAGAGAACAGAACTTAGAAAAAGTAAAAGCCATTGCGAAAGCGCGTCGTAATGGGCCGAAACGAGATGAGATACTTAAAAAGAAAGCCGAGTGGGGGCACGCAAGCTACCGCAAGGATATAGAAGTCAGTCGAGAACGTGCCCGTGCGGTGGCACTTAGACAGACTAAAGAGTTAACCCCTTCGTACGTAGCAGTATTACTACAAGTGCCACGCAAGGTTTTAACTCCCGAGCTTATAGAAGCTAAACGAATGCAAATGTTAATCCAACGTAAACTAAAGGAAATTAAAGATGAAACACATCAGTGAACTAACAACAGAACTGTCTGCTTTGTATGACGGACTCAAGAACGGCACAGTCGATGTAAAAGTTGCAGCCGAGCTTAACAATACTGCGGGTAAGATAATACACGCCCAACGTGTGCAGTTGGAATACGCAGAGTTACGCAAAGAACAACCTGACATTGAGTTCATGGGCACTAAGAAGTGACTTGGCCCTTCCCCCCATTCCCAAACCCCAAGGACAAGGGCAACCGAGTCCCTAAGTTCAACCCTGACAACCATGAGGATGCACCGAGATGAAACCAATAGCATGGTACGACCCAACTAACGGGATGGTCAGCACAGACAAAGACAGCCCTTTGTTTACACCGCTTGGTCAGGTGTTGCCTTTGTATACACAGCGCACATGGGTAGGGCTGACCAAAGAGGAGCGTCACGGAATTAGCATGGCTAATAAACCATACGTTGCAGACATTATGGCGGCACATGAAGCCAAGCTTAAGGAACTGAACATATGAAAGTACTTGACTTAATTCGATACGACCCCATCAGAGAGTGTTTTGTTCTGAAGAACGGCAACCCCCCACGCGTACTTAACCCTTGGGATGACTTGCGTTTAGTAGATCGCCCGAGCATCTTTCTCAAAGATGTTTATTTTCGTGCCAAAGGTTTGGGAACAATCGCAAGCGAGACCGGTCTAGGCTACAAACAATTTGGCACTTACACAAAAGCACGACAACCAAACAAACACGAAAGGTCACCCAGAGATGCCGAGAGCAAAACCTCCCGAGCCACTAATAGGAAGACAAATAAGGATGTCTGATCGGCAGTGGATTATTTTTAATCAGCTTGGTGGTGCCGAGTGGCTACGTACCATCATCACCAAGAAAGCCCCGATGCCCAAGAAGTACTATGACGCACTACTACAGGAGAAACCAAATGATTCAAAGAGCCGATGACACGCAAGTTGGCGGGTCACACTACAAAGACAAAACCATACAACCATGGGACTACATCATTGCCAACGACCTTGGGTATCTTGAAGGTAACGTGGTGAAGTACATATCCCGTTGGAAAAACAAAAACGGTATTGAGGACTTGAAGAAAGCCCAACACTACTTATCCAAACTAATTGAGGTTGCAAATGGAAAATAGAATGATAATGCGAGACGCTTGGGGGCGCACGATTGCCGGTGACGGTGGGCACTGCCCTGTGTGTGACCGATGGGGTAAGATATATATCCGCAACATTAACAAAACAATGGCGCAAGGATTGTTGTGGCTGCATCATCAAACTGGCGATGAGGACGGTTGGGTAAACGTTCCTATAACTGGACCTCAATGGTTGGTGCGATCTAACCAACTGGCTACGTTGCACTGGTGGAACCTTGTGGAACGCAAGAGCAAAGACGACTCACACAAGTCCAAGTTCTCAGGCATCTGGCGTACTACACGGTTAGGTAAAGACTTTGTAGCAGGACTAATACGTGTCCCACGTAGCGTGTACACATACAACAACAACGTTGTCAAACATGGGACTGAAGATGTGCTACTTAGTGAATGCCTCGACGAGGGGTTCGATTACAACCAAGTTATGAGTACCAATCTACATGGCAGCAACACCCGAATCTAAAGTCAAAGCCAAGATCAAAGCAATCTTGAAAGCCCACAACATCTACTACGCTATGCCAATTGGCACTGGCTACGGCAATAGCGGTGTGCCTGACTTCCTGTGTTGTCTTAACGGAAAGTTCTTTGCTATTGAAGCCAAGGCAGGCAAGGGCACGACAACTGCCCTGCAAGAAAAAAACCTCAAAAACATCATCGAGTCCGGTGGTGACGCATGGGTGGTAAACGAGACCAACCTTGTCCATCTGGAAGAATTTGTAAAGGAGAACTGTAAATGATGCAATCAGTACAAGTAATTATCGAACGACTTAAAACCAACCCCGAAGATTTTTTTGGGGATGCGGACCACCGTGGGCGCATACCGAAGTTTAGTAGCATTTTAGATAAGCTTGACAACTTGCTAACGGAAACCCAAGACGGACATGTACACCGCTTGTGGTTCTTGGAGCCGGAAGAAAAAGCAGCGTTGATTGAAGCGTACAAAGAAGCCCGACGTACAAGGTTTGAGGCTCAAGTGTTTCACGACTTATTGTCCCCGCAGGAAGAACTAAACGTAGCTACGCGCCAACACCCACGAACAGGCAAGACGCTTATGCAAGGGTCAAGTAGTGCCGTTACCTCACAAAGTATGGTTGAACAAACCACAAAACTAATCAGAGAAGAGTTTGACAAACAATATGCCAAAAATCGTAACACTTGACCTTGAGTGCTTCTACTCAACTGAGTATTCCCTGACCAAGATTCCTACCGAGGAGTATGTGCGGTCGCCTCAGTTTGAGATAATTGGCATTGCAATCAAGGTGGACGACGGCCCGACAACTTGGTATCCCAAACCGCAAGTGGAACGGATACTAAAAGAGTTCGACTGGTCTGATGCAATGGTGGTTGCACAGAACACTGCGTTTGACGGTGCGGTACTTGACTGGCTGTATGGCGTAAAGCCACTGGCTTGGTTTGATACGCTTGGTATGTCACGGGCTTTGTATCCGCATGAAAAGGCACACCGCCTCGAAGTGCAAGCACAACGCATGGGTATTGGAGTCAAGGGCGATGAGGTCAATCATGCCAAGGGCAAGCACTACGCTGACTTTTCGGTAGAGGAGATGGCACGTTACGCTGAATACTGCGTCAACGACGTAGAGCTAACGTACAAGCTATTTAATGCGTACATGGCGATGGGTTTCCCTAAACAAGAACTGAAACTGATAGACATGACTCTACGCATGTTCATTGAGCCTGTGCTTGAGTTGGACAAGAAGCTATTGGTTGACCACTTGGAAGCCGTAAGGGACGCCAAAGAAACGCTAATGGAATCTGTGCGGGACTTTATGCTAAAAGACGCTGATCCCGAATACGTACACGCTATCTTTAGCGAGGGCATGGCAGGCATTAAGAAGCTACTCATGTCTAACGACAAGTTTTCCAAAGTGTTAGAGAACTACGGCGTTGTACCGCCCACAAAGGTAAGCCTGCGCACTGGCAAAATAGCGTGGGCATTTGCCAAAACCGATGAAGAGTTTAAATCCTTAGAGGAGCATCCCGATGAACGAGTCCAAATGCTTGTCGCAGCCCGCCTTGGAAACAAGACGACAATTGAGGAGACTCGCACTGAGCGCTTTATTGGTATGTCTAGCCGAGGCAAGTTTCCTGTACCTCTACGTTACTACGGGGCACACTCTGGTCGTTGGTCTGGTCAAGACTCTGTAAACCTGCAGAACCTACCATCACGCGGTGATAACGCAGGCAAGATCAAGAAGGCTATCAAAGCGCCCAAGGGTTACGTTGTGATTGACTGCGACTCTGCACAAATCGAAGCTAGAACTTTAGCTTGGCTTGCGGGTCAGCATGACTTGATAGAGGCGTTCGAGGATAAGAAGGATGTGTACCGCCTGATGGCTAGCCAGATTTACCAGATACCGCCAGAGCATGTGACGACTGGCCCTGCCAGTCAGCGTCAGGTGGGTAAGACCGTGGTGCTTGGTGCAGGCTATGGCGTCGGACCAAACAAGTTACAGATATTCTTAAAGGTACAAGCCGGTGTCGAGGTGACGCTTGACGAGGCAAAACGCATCATCCACGCATACCGGACAACGTACTACAAGATACCCGAGTTGTGGCACAAAGCCGACGAAGCGTTGATTGCGTTGCGTACAGGCAACGGCTTTCAAGTAGACGAGCAAGGGCTAATCCACGCCATACCCAAGAAAGGGTTAACCCTACCTAGTGGGCTACATATCCAGTACCCCGGCTTGGGTGAGGTGTTGGATGAGAAGACTGGCAAGACTCAGCTACGCTATTTCTCTAAGGGAATACCCGTGTATATCTATGGCGGGAAGGTAGTTGAGAACCTGTGTCAAGCCGTAGCAAGGCAGGTCGTTGCGGAGCAGATGCTCAAAATCGGCAAGAAGTATAAGGTGGTGTTGACAGTTCACGATGCCGTGGCTTGTATTGCACCAATTGAGGAAAAAGATGAAGCAAAACAATACGTTGAGGAGTGTATGTCATGGCGTCCAAAGTGGGCACAAACTTTACCTCTAGCCTGCGAATCAGGCGTAGGGGCTTCCTATGGGGACTGTTGATTGGTACACTAGGGCTTGCAAAAACAAACCCAGTTCTTTCCATGACGCTAGCCCATTCATACTCAGGCATCAAAGACTACGAAGGTTGTCCACGCAGATACCACGAAGTCAAGATACTAAAAAAGTTCAAATCTAAAGACACTGAAGCAACCATGTACGGCACTGCCGTACACAAAGCATTTGAAGATTACATCCGTGATAAAACACCACTTCCGGCAAGTTATACAAACTACAAATCATTTGTGGAACCCCTCGCCAATTTCAAAGGCGACGTACGATGCGAAGAGAAGCTTGGCATCCGAGCAGACTTTACCCCCTGCGGGTTCTTTGACAAAGATGTATGGTTCCGAGGCATCCCCGACTATCTTGCAATCAACCACGACAAGGGAATTGCAAGGGTAGCCGACTATAAGACCGGCAAGTCAAGTAGGTACGCAGACAGCGCTCAATTAGAACTAATGGCAGCTATGGTAATGATTCACCATCCCAACGTACATACCGTTAAAGGGGCACTGCTGTTTGTTGTAGTTGGCGACATTATTAAGTCTGAGTACACTCGGAAACAATTGCCTGAAATCCTGTCTAAATGGGCTGGCAGGGCTAGTGCAATCGAAGCAGCGGTGGTGCATGGGGTATGGAACCCTAAAAGCTCTGCCCTGTGCAAGTTCTGCCCAGTTACTACATGTGAGAATCACAATGGCAACTAAACGCAATTATGCTGCTGAGTATAAAAACTATCAGGGCACACCAAAACAACTCGCTGCTCAGTCCGAGAGGCACAAGGCTAGACGGGCATACGAGAAGGCTAATGGCACTCTACCTGACGATGTAGACGTAGACCACAAGAAGGCTATGTCCAAGGGCGGTACGTCTAAGTTAAGCAACCTCCGTGCCTCACCGCAATCGGAAAACACTAGCTTCTCCCGCACTAAATCTGGTGCGTTAAAGTCACAAATTTCTAAGCGAGAGCGTAAAAAGTAATGTAAGATAAAACCACTCGGTGCCTGCAGTTGCTGAGTTGTTTCGTTGGATTTTCTCCTCCCCAGTAATGGGTTTGCCCAGTAGCAGTGCTACTGGGCTATTTTTGTCACCTCTATTCAATTTATTATGCAAATCATTGACAACAAAGCATTGGTGTTTAATACACGCAAAGCAAATCAAATCACTTCAATCATTCCTAAGAGCAAGGTGCTTGAGAACAACGGAGACGTTGATCAAGTCATTGTTAACTGGGGCTTTGACGAAGTGCAACTGTTACGCAATCTAGGTATACGTGATGTGCCTAGTCCCATACTGGGACGCTACCAGTGGCCCGGAATGTTTACGCCGTTCGATCATCAGCGTACTACTGCAGAGTTCCTCACACTCCATCCACGTTGCTTTGTGTTCAACGAAGCAGGCACAGGCAAGACCAGTGCAGCAGCTTGGGCTGCGGATTATTTGATGCAACAAGGCAGAGTCAAGCGTGTGCTTGTTGTGTGCCCAGTGTCCATTATGGACACCGCATGGCGATCTGATTTATTCAAGACAGTCATGCACCGAACCGTTGCAATTGCGCAGGGGTCACGCACACAAAGACAGAAGGTCATTGATGGTGATTACGAGTTTGTCATCATTAACTTTGATGGTGTGAAGGTCGTCAATAAAGAGTTGATAGCCGGTGGATTTGATCTCATCATTGTGGACGAAGCTAACGCAGTTAAGAGCGTGACTACTGATAGGTGGAAGTGCCTTGCAACCCTGATTAAACCTGCTACACGCCTATGGATGATGACGGGTACGCCTGCCTCGCAGTCACCGCTTGACGCATACGGTTTGGCTAAACTTGTGGCACCTGATGCGGTGCCTAGATTCTTTGGTGCGTTCCGTGACAAGGTGATGCTTAAACTTACGCAGTACAAGTGGGTGCCGAGACAAGACGCACAACAGATCGTTCACCAAGTATTGCAACCTGCCATTAGATACACAAAGCTAGAGTGCTTGGACTTGCCTGACTTGTTGTACTCGACTCGTGAAGTTCCGTTGACTGCTCAGCAGACCAAATACTACGACGCACTCAAAAAACAAATGATGACTATTGCAGCAGGCTCAGAAATCACAGCGGTGAATGCGGCAGCAATGCTTAACAAACTTTTGCAAGTTGCGCAAGGTGCGGTTTATACCGATGACGGAGGTGTTGTTGAGTTTGACGTATCTAATCGCATGACTGAGTTACTGAATGTGATTGAGCAAACTGACCATAAGGTATTGGTGTTTATCCCATATCGGCACACGCTTCAGATGGTTGAGAATACTCTACTCAAAGAAGGATACACAGTGCAGACAATTCATGGCGGCGTTGCTTCTACACGCCGAGCAGACATCATCAAACAGTTTCAAACCGAAGACGACCCACGCATACTCCTGCTAGTACCACAAGCTACTGCACACGGTATCACGCTGACTCGTGCCGATCAAGTTGTGTGGTGGGGTCCAGTAGCGTCCACAGAAATCTATTTGCAAGCTAACTCCCGAGCACACCGTGCAGGGCAGGTAAATCACGTTACGGTTACACACCTACAAGGTAGCCCTGTCGAGCGGCGCGTGTATACCATGTTGCAAAATAAAATAGATTTACATCAAAGTTTAGTAGATTTATACAAACAAGAGCTTGACATGTAAATTTGACAGTGTATAATTTCAATTTAGTTCAACGCAAATCAAAGGAGTCCTATGGATGCAAGCCAGTTAGTCAATGTGTATATCAAAATACGTGACGCTAAAGAAATGAAGAAGAAGCAGATGGAAGCTGAGATAGCTGACCTTGATGTTCAGCTTGATGCCGTTGAGCATGAGCTTCTAGAAATCTGCAAAGCCACTGGTCAAGACGGTGGCAAGACACAACATGGTTCGTTCACACGAGCCGTCAAAACACGCTACTGGACCAGTGACTGGGACAGTATGTACAAATTCATCCGTGAGCATGATGCCCCTGACCTTCTCGAACGTCGTATTGCGCAAGGTAACTTTGCACAGTTCGTCAAAGAGAATCCAGACAGCATGCCTGCAGGTGTGAATATCGAGTCCAAGTACTCGATCACGGTTCGCCGTTCATCCAAGTAACTTCCCAATAGGAAATCAAAATGAGTAACATGACACTTTTCAAATCCGGTTCCGTTATCCCTGACTATTTGCGTGAGGCTTCTGACGCTACTACCCGTGACATCGCAGGTAGCTCTGGCGGTAAGCAAATCTCAATCAAGGGCGGTGTGTGGCGTATGGTTGTAGGCGGTGAAGAAGTCGCCAAGAACGAAGAACGCGCCATGAACTTTGTGGTGATTGCATCTGGCAAAGGTGTGACCCGCACGTTCTATGCAGACAAATACGAAGAAGGCAAGGACATCAAGCCTGCCTGTTGGTCTGCCGAAGGCGTAGTGCCCAACGAAGAAGTGGCAAATCCACAAGCCAAGACGTGCGCTACCTGCCCACAGAACATCGAAGGCTCTGGTGATGGTAAGGCTCGTGCCTGCCGTTACAGTAAGCGTTTGGCTGTAGCTTTAGAGAACGACATTGGTGGCAACATCTATCGCCTGTCAGTACCTGCCAAGTCATACTTCGGTCGTGCTGAAGGTGAGAAGATGCCACTGCAAGCGTTTGGTAAGTTCTTGTCAGGACATGGTATTCCGATTACAGGCATCGTGACCGAAGCTCGCTTCGACACAGCCGAAGCAGTGCCCGTGTTGAAGTTCCGTGCTGTACGCCCCTTGTCGAAAGAAGAGTGGGAACTGGGTAAAGCACAGAGCCAAACAGAAGACGCTCGTCAAGCTATCGAGTTGAAGATGGTTCCATCTAAAGCTGAAGGCATGCCTGCGTTACCACAGTCGTTCAAGGAAGCCCCTGCTGCCGTCGAGAAAGCGGAAGAAGTGGCGGAGCCTGTCAAACGTGCCCCTACCAAAGCGAAGCCCGAAGCTCCCGCTGCAGCAAAGAACGTATCTGACATCTTGAGTGACTGGGCTACTGACGAAGATGCGTAATAGACCACGGGGGCATGACACCCTCTTCATTCAGAAAGTTGAAGATGCAGACCAGAGGCCGATTGTTATGCAGTTGGCTGACGTTTGCATCAACAAAGGTACACCAATTACCGAGATAGCGCTAATGTTTGGCGTGACTCGTGCGAGTGTGTACAACTGGCTGACTGGTAGATCAGTGCCACGCGCTCGTTATCAGGCAGTAATGCCTAAAGTTATTGCACGTCTTTCAAAACGTAAGTAACCCTCGGGGGTAACAGGTAGCACTGTTGCCCCTATTTTTTTCTCCTCAACCCAGTGAGGTTCTGTGACTGACTTTCTCAAATCCGTTTTACCAACGCAGGGCTTGTATTGCACTGTGGGTATTCGGGCAAACGCTGTCAAGCAATCGTTCCAAGCGACGATTGAAGACGTGGAGGCAGTCGGCTCAGGTATGGATTCCCAAGGCGTGGACGCGTATTTTGCGCTTGCCACATTTGAAGATGACTCAGGTCGTAAGGCGGACAACGCCATCTTTCTGCGGTCGTTCTTTCTAGACTTAGATTGCGGTACAGGCAAGCCCTACGCTGATCAAGCTACCGCTGCCCAAGCACTATCCATATTTGTTGCTGACACAAAGCTCCCAAGTCCAACGCTTGTTAACTCAGGTGGTGGTCTCCACGTCTATTGGCCTTTGACCGAAGACGTGCCTGTATCCGAGTGGATACGACACGCAAAATCACTGAAGCGCTTGTGCGCTCAAAAGAAATTATTTGCTGATCCCGCCGTAACTGCAGATGCTGCACGTATCCTGCGCATACCCGGCACCCATAACTTTAAGAACGCAACCTCGAGACCTGTACAGATTATTGCAATGGGTACGCCTGTATCCCTTGTTGAGTTTATTGAGCCGTTACCCGCCCCTGCAATGGACTTGAGCGCAGCCAAACAGTTTGGCATGGACGAGACGTCTAAAGATATTGGTGGTACTGGCGACTACCCTAAGTGTTCGTTTAAGCGTATAGCTATCCGTAGCATTAACGGTAACGGCTGTGCGCAGATGAAACACGCCATTGAACAAGCCCATACGCTAGAAGAACCGTTGTGGAGGGCTGCGCTATCTATTGCGGTGCGGTGCGAAGACGGCCCTACGGCTATCCATACGCTGTCCAAACGGCATCCCGACTACTCGGCAGAGGCGACTGAATCCAAAGCTGCTGAGACCAAAGGTCCGTATACCTGCGAGTGGTATCGGGACAACAACTCATCTCTGTGCGAGGGTTGCCCACAGAAGATTTCTACGCCAATTCTGTTGGGTAAGTTTGTAGAGCAGGCAGTTGTCGAGGATGACCAGTACATCATTGAGACGCCCAAAGACGAGACAGCACCGGCACTCACCATGTCGATACCGGCATACCCGTTCCCATACTTTCGTGGCGTTAACGGCGGTGTGTACAAGAAAGAACGTACCCCTGATGGTGAGGAGAAGGACGTTGAAATTTACCCATACGACCTATACCTGACAGAGAGGTTCTTTGACTCTGACCAGTACGGCAACGGTGAAGGCGAGATGGTGGGTCTGAACTTGCACATGAAGCAAGACGGTATCCGTAGGTTCTACGCCCCCGTGACTACGTTATTTACCAAAGATAAAATGCGCGACCTACTGATTAAAAACGGTGTGGTCGCTTACGGAAAACACTTGGATGCAATCATGGCTTACTTTGCTTCGACACTACGCAAACTGCAATCGCAGTACGCTGCGAACAAAACACGCAGCCAAATGGGATGGACACCTGACGGGCTTGGCTTTGTCGTAGGTGAGTTGGAATACACGGCAGCGGGTACTAAGCTGGCACCGCCTTCAAGCGGTACACGGGAGTTGGCTGAGCAGTTCAAGCCAACCGGCACATTGGAAGAGTGGAGCAAGATCGCTAACTTCTATAACAGGCCCGGACTCGAGACGCATGCACTGGCTTTGTTTTTTGGTTTTGGTTCGCCCTTGCTAAAGTTTATTGGCCCCAAACAGAACGTGAAGGGTGCGTTGATTCACCTTAAACACAACGGCTCAGGCTCAGGCAAGTCTACGGCTCAGATGGTAGTCAACTCTATCTTTGGTAATCCTGACACCTTGTTGTTAAAGCAAGACGACACGTACGCTTCCAAGATGCACTTGCTTGGCATGATGAACAGTATTGCGTTTACTGTGGACGAGATCACCAACGAGAAGCCTGAGATTCTGTCCGACTACGCTTATGGGTTTACCTCAGGGCGGGGCAAGCACCGTATGGAAGCGCAGAGTAACAAACTGCGTGTGAACAACACAACATGGTGTAACTTTACTTTGTCGTCAGGCAACGCCTCTGTTGTGGATGCCCTGCAAAATCTTAAAAGTACGGCAGATGGTGAGCTTCGTCGGGTGCTTGAGATTGCGTTTCACGCATACACAGGCTCGCCCAAAGCTGAGATTGATGAAACGTTCGGCAAGCTCAGTACTAACTACGGCTTGGCGGGTCCAATTTACGTTCAGTACATCATTGACAACCACGACCATGTGATGAAGCTGCTTGCTGATATGCAAGCCAAGGTTGACAAGGCTCTGAACCTAGACCAGACCGACCGTTTCTATTCTTGCTTGCTGACATGTGCCTTTGTGGGTGCGTTGATTGCAACTAAGCTTGGGCTGATTAACATCGACATTACACGTATATATCAGTTTGCGTTGGGAGTTGTGCGGGAGTCAATTGCGTCTAACATGTCTAGCGTTGGCAACCCAATGACTGTGGCTCAGGAAACTCTGGGTGCATTCATCAACGAGAACGTTAACAACGCAATGGTAGCGGCATATACACCCAAGGGCGGCTTGCCTGAGAGAGCGGCTCTGTCACCAAAGGGCAAGTTGGTTATGCGGTATGACCCTGACACTAGAACACTGGCTATTCCTGTGGCTGAGTTACGCAAGTACTTTACTAGCAGGCAAGTGGACGTTCGGGATAGCTTGGCACGGTTGACCACTGCAGGGTATCTCAAGCATGGTGGTAAGTCACATCCCACTCGTATTGGTGCGGGAGCCGTAGGGGGGCTTAGCGGTATTGCAGTGCGCTGCTACATCTTTGATGGAGACGTAATTGGCATCGACGAAACGGCGTTTGCGCAAGCAGAAAACAGCGCTTAAGCCCAAGGTTCCGCTACCTGACCATCTGCGAGTACTCTCCCTTCACGGGGTGGAGTATTTTATGCAGTGGGAAAAGCTGTTGGTTGGCAGTTCGTTCTTTATACCAACTACCGCAACACCCATGCAGATACGAGCCGCACTGCTTCCCGTATCTAGGTTTTTTAGAATACGGTTTGAAGTACGCTCCCGCTGTGAGTACGGGAGGTACGGTGCTCGAGTGTGGCGAATCTATTAGCGTTGAACCTTGCGTAGTTCTGTCTTAGCTTCTCGCACCCACTGTACGTATTCCAACTCTGTCCGCTTAAGTTCTTTAAGGTCAGCTTCGCGGTCTTCTTTACTCATGTCGGCAGCGCCTTCGGGACTATTTAAATACTTGCGATACGCACGAGTGCGTTCCAGTTGCTCAAGCGTAGAGTTAATCATACCTTCTAGCTCAAGCTCGGCCTCGTGTTCTACAACGTATTTCTCTGCCCGATCAAGGTCAGTTTTTATCAACTCGTTTAGCGTAGTGTTGGCTTTGCCGACCTTCTCGCGCTCTTCGTAGAACTCAGTCATGCGTCGTGTGCCAACTGGGTCATACAAGTAGTTGCTGAACAGTGCGTACTTGTGCAGTGGGCGGTCGACTCGCGTTGGGTTGAGTAAGCTGTCCGTCACCATGGTAACCATAGCAGCAGTTGAACCGAAGTAACCACGCAGTGCGTTATCAATCATGATTGGGGAAACTTCAACACCAATCTCATCACGGCTAAACACCGCAATAGCTTTTGCAAGCTCGGAGGTTTGGTCAGTCTTACGCATGCTTGGGTCCATTGCCCTGTGGTGATAGCCCTCTAAGTCTTTGCCAGTCAAGAATGACTTGTTAGCCCATGCTTCAATCACCGGTTTGATAGCTTGCGGTATTGGAACGGCGCGGCCCAAGTATTGCTCAAACATGTAGTTTAGCGTTGTGCGCACGGCTTCAAATGCCGTCTGCTCTTCAGGCGTACCCTGACGGCGCATGTACTCTACGATACGCTCGGGGATGACTTTAAAGATAGCGCCTAGTTCGCCCGGAACTCCGATCTTGTATCCGCCACCAAGAATCCAGTTGCTGTCCCGTGTACGCAAGTCCATCTCGTTGTAGTCTTCGTCATCATCGCCCTTACCCAACGCATACAGGGAACTCAGCATCGTGACGGTAATTGCACGGCTATAGAACAGTTGTCGAGCTTTTGCGCGATCAACGGACGAGCTTGAGTCTTTGCCAGATGCAGCGCGGTACAACACATCCATACCTTGAATGTAAGCATTAAAGAACGGAATAACCGTAACCATGTCAGTCACAAACTGGTTTGCGCCACGGCGACGAAAGTTAATAAACTCACGGGCGCGGGTCTGCGCCAACAATTCATCTTTGCTTTCATTCAAGGTTTGGTCGTAGATAGCTTTACGAACCGCCAAGTCAGATGCGCGGGTAATACCATCTAATCTGTGAATTAGCGTTTCAAACATGCCACGCTTTTTGTAGCCTAAGTCTTTTAGCAGAGATGTTGCAGGCTTACCGGCTTCAAAGTCATACTCACCGGTCAAACCAAGCCGCCCAAAGTCTTTAACTATCGGGTGCTGGATGCCACGCAGTTCTGCCAATGCCAGCTTGGGAAAGTTAGTCAAAGACATCCAAACTAACGCGCCGGGATTTCTTACACCAGACGTCATGATGGCACGTTGTACGTCATCCATCACCTGCTTCAACGCAAATGGTGGCAGTACAGTAACTGTTTTACGTAGGATGTTAGAGAACGCACCCATTGCCCGAATCCAACCCGCTTTAGGTGGGTTCAAATCTTTAAACGCCATGACGTCGTACTTGCTTGGCAACTCCCAGTACTGCATTTCACCGTTTACGTAAGCCCCCACACTGTTTGCAGTTGGCGATGCTCCAGTACGCAATTTTTTAGCTTGCCCAATATCTTCCAAACTGCGCAAAGTTATTAGAGTAGCGTCGGCTTTAAGCGTTTGCCCAACCATCCAACCAAGCGTGTTTAGGTAGTTATCGAACACATTGCCCACTGGACGTTCAAACGAACCAACCAACTCAGGTAGTTTGCCAAGCTGTGCCAAACCTTTGCCACTAATCTTTTTAGCCTTATTAAAATTGGCAGCTACGGAATCAATTGTTTCACGATCAAACGGCACATAGCCTACGACGTCACGCCACAACTTACCTTCTTCGGCAGACAACCTACCTACCGCAACCAAGTTGTCAACCATCGCTTTACGGGCTTCGTCCATGAGCTTGCTCATTTCCTTCAAGTCCGGGTCGGCGTTGTAAGCTCGCACCAACTGGTCAATCTCGTTGTCTTTTAAGTGAAGTGCAAAGTTTGTCATGCCCGTATTATTAGACCGGCGCATCTCATCTAAACGCACACCTTCTAATATGCGACTGGCAATTTGTGTAGCGCGTTCGCGGCTGTACCCGTTCTTCTCCGCATACTGGTCAATCAACGCATAGACTTCTGCAGGGGGGCGGACGCCTTCACCCATGCCGGACTTCCACAGACCGGTTGTTTTATCTTTGTACAACGTACCAGTCTGGAAGTATTCCAACAGCATTTTGGTGTAGTCTTGCGCCTGACGGTATAGACCCATAGGATTAAGTTCACCCAGTGAGTTACGCACTGCGCCATCAAACTTCTCCCTCAGACGTTTTTCAATAGTGGCAGCAATGTCCGTTACTTGCGTACGGAACTTAGTCACGTAGCCAATGTCAGGATTGGATTGGACACCTACAAGCAGTTTCTTTAACCCGGATTTGTCGTCGCGGTTTAGCGGCCCCATAGAGTCAATTAGCTGTTCGTCGCTAAACGATATGGAGAACTGTTGTTTTATCTCCTGCGAATTTTCCGGCAAGCTAATGTTTGGCGCTGTCTTAAAGTTTGCTGGGCCTGCTTTGTTTAAGAAGTCTGCAACAGATTTAGCGGGTGGATATTTACGGCTGGTAACAATAGCTACCAAGTCGCGCATCATCTGAGCAACTCTAGAGAAAAACTTATCTGCAATACTCAATGGCTTTTCGTTAGTCGTAGCCCAACGTGATACGTTGTCTGCAAACCATTCGCCAAATGAAATCCAATAAGACTCAAACTCTTCCATTGTGGCTGCAGCGGCATCCGCGTCGCCATTTAATTCGGCTCGTCTAATATTGCTTTCGGCGTCTTCGCGATTACGCAACATGTACATAAAATCACGTTTTGTTGCTACCTTAGCTTTTGCGCGCCATGCTAAATATTCGTTAGTAATGGCTTTTTGTTCTGCGGTACTGGCGTTGTCGTACAAATGGACTTGTGCTATGTGGCCAAGTTCGTGAGTTAAAATCTCTAATTGTTTGCTCTCGCTCATACCGGGTCGCAAATAAACGGCGTACGTCTTGCCGTCCCCACCAAGATGTAATGCAGAGCCATTTACGTTATTTTCTCGTATCTCAACTATTCGAGCAAACTGAGTACCATACAGCTTGTGCTTGTCCACATAACTACTGTCAGTTGGATCGGGTTTGCTAAATATAAATATTCGTAGGTTACCTAAACCCAATAATTGCAATATGTTTTCCGTGTACCCTACTATTGCAGGATTAACAGCATCGGCACCAACTATATTTTTTCCTGAAAAGAATGGCCCGTCACGATTGCTTACAGCTAAGTCAAGTTCTTTCATATGCAACTTGGTTGCAGCGTCAACCAACCGAGTAAGGTCTTTCCCCGCTAACCAACTAGGTTGCATGTTTGGCAGTGATATAGGATACGTCGCTACTTGCCCTTTACGGTTAACCACGTAGAATCGGACGCGGTTGTCTTTGTTTAATGTGCGATACATTGCAAAATCAGCGTCTTCATAAACAATTGGTGTTTGCGGCGATCCGTAAATTTCTGACCATGTAGGCTCAATGACAATACTATTAGTCCACTGTCTGGCTATTGCATCTTGCTTAGC